TTTCAAATGCATGTCTTAGTTTGAAATCTTCATCGTTGATGATTGTTACCGTCCAAGTATCAAAAGTTCTGTCTCCAGCAACTTTTAGAGTACGTCCTCTGAAAGGAATTTCAATTGCAGCAATGTTTGATGCTGGTAACTGAGCAGCCTTACACATAAATCTGAAATCTAGTTTCGCATCATTATCCCAGACTCCGTTAATTACGGATGGAAAATCTTCAATTGAAACTTCAAATAGATTAGGTCTTGCTCCACCACCAGCAAGTCTTGCTTTGAATGCTGATAGATTTTTTAATGTTGGTCTGTTGTTAGCCATTTTAAGATCCTCCTATGTTGGTTATAATAAAGTTATCAAACTCTACCAGCAACTTCTTCAAAACTTACACCCGTTCTGGTAGCGACGAATGTTAGTGTTACATAGTTAATAGACTTGGCGGGTTTCAGATAGATATCCGCTCTAAATTCATTATTATCAATTATGTCAGGAGTGTTATTGGTCTCGTCACAAACAACTAGGAATCCATAGAGACCTCTCTTTGCCTGAATCTCTCTGAGATAAGGCTCAACGATGTTGACAAAGTTTGCTCTAGTAATTTCATCGTTTAATTCAAATAGTTGTGCTTCAGCAGCTCTTTGTAGTGCTTGCTCAACAGTTAGGAACAGGCGGCGAACGTTAATTCTATCAAATGCTGATGCATATCCAAGAGCAGTCTTATCTCCGAAGAGGATAATACCAATTCCAGGTTGATTAATTACAGAGTTAATTCTTAATGGATACAGTTGATCTCTTTGTGCCTTATTTGGATTGTAAGCAAGTTTGATTGCACTATTAATAGTACCTCTTTGCTGACCAGCAGGAGAGAACCAAGGATATGCCTCAATACTTGTTCTTACACAAAGACCTGCAACATCTGGGTTACATGGAATGTAACGGAATCTATTGTTAAATCTATCGTAAGTGTACTTATATCCACTATCAAAGATTGCATAAGATGATGAAAGTAGAGGACTGAAGAACTCAACAATATTATCTGTTTGGGTATCAGAATTCGTGATGTCTACAACGTCTGCTCTGTGAGGAGAGATTACTGCAACACAATCCTGTCTTCCGTTAGCAATAGAAATTAGTTCTTGTGCCTTTGCTTGTGACTCAAACTTATTGTTAAGTCCAGGGCCCATGATTAGGTAATCTACAGGAACTTCTTCTTTGTTATTAAAGATTCTGTAAGAAGTAATTAGATTTCCGAGGGTAGCAGACATTCCACCAGCAGGACTATAATCTTGTCCACCAAGTAGTGTATAAGAAACATTACCGATTGAGGAGAAAGTTATACCCTGTGCAGGTTGATTCCAGAGACCTTGTGCGGTAGTTAGACCTACAAAGGATGAGGAGAATCCAGTTTGTACAACATCTTCATTTCCAGATCCATCTGATGGGTTATCACCAACATATAGATTATCTGAATAAGTTGCAACATAGTCTTTCCAGAAAATTCTTTGTGGAGAATTTACTGCAGAGATAGCATCTCTTGCCTTTGAAATACCAATATGTCTTTCAAGAATATTTGCTTGAATTCCAGTTACAGCACCAGTATCATCAAATACGACAATGTGCATTTCATCGCTTCTACCAGATCTATCTAAAGAGAATCTAGAAGTTCCTGGTTTTGGTGCAATTGAACTCCAGAAAATAGTTGTATTTTCTAGTTCTAAAACTTGCTCATTATACCAATCTTTTACTGATACTGAAGAAGATCCTACGGTTACAACTCCTACAGAAGCACCTGAAGAGTTGATAACGTGAATTGCATTGCTTGGTCTGAATGATGATGCTTGGTTTAATGCACTGTAATCAATAGGTGTTTCGGTTCCTGCAGCAGAAACTCTTGAAGTAATTTTTACTGAGATAGTACCTGCGGTAGCATCTTTTTCAGTAATAATACCTTTTAAATATCCATCAAGAGCAGAAGTTCTACCTGCACCTGCTAAAACTACACCATTAAGTGAAACTGTAACACCGTATCCAACAGTAGCAATACCAATGTTAGATACGCTTAGAATTTGATCTGCTCTATCGTCAATTACACAAACTTTTAGAGTGTTTGCCCAAGATCCTGGTGACTTTGCAGCAAAAACATAGTTTGCAACTTCGTCGGCGTGATTTAGTTCGTAGTCGTCGAAGTTTTTAATCTTTAGTGTTGCATCACCGACAATTGAAGTTTGACCGTCAGTGTCTAGTTTTGCGTTAGCTGTTTTTAGGTTGTCTCCGTCTGTTCTAACAACCTTTAAAACTCCTCCGTAACTTAGGAAAGAGGAGCAACTCATCCAGTACTCGTATTGTCCATCGGTTGAAATTGGCTTACCAAAGACATTGATAAGTTCTTGCTCAGTAGTAATGTCAATTGGTTCTTCAATCGGGCCGATGGCAAAAGGACCAGCAAATCCTCCGATATTATCTAAAACATTATCAGCTCTTCCTACTGTTAAATCAACCTCTCTGACGAGAACGCCTGGAGATAATTGAGGAGTCGCCATGTTTTTCTCCTGTGATACTCAGTTTATCTGAAAATATTTATAAAAACCTTTTATTTCATTTGAGGAAACCGTGCATGAACTACCAATCTGGATACTCCCAGTTATCATTTGATAACTTTTGTTTATTTTTAGATTTCATCACTCTTTTTATAGTGCATTCTTTACATTCATAAGAGTATGATGATAGATGATATTTATTTTTTCTAGTTCTATAAAATCCATCAATTAAATCTTTTGTTACTCCACAAGATCTACATGTACGTTCTGTAAGGTATAAATGCTCCAGTTCAAATTGATTATTTACATCCATTACCTATACTCCCACATATATGCCATATCTCCATACTCATCAGTAAACCATCTGTCTCCAGTATTATCTACAAATGATCCTTCATCATTAAGACCATCAGAGATAAATCCAAAAGGTGACATATCCTGCTCAATTTGATTTTTTTGTTCTTCGTATAAACGCTTTCTAATATCTTGATCCGTAAGTTCCTTGAAATAATCTTGTGCAACTAACCAAGCATAAATTACAAGGCACATTGCAAGGTCATCATTACATCCTTCTTCTGCTTCAAATGAATTATTTTTTTGAATGAATGTAGTAAGTTCTGCGATTATTTCATAATCATTGAATATAAGTTTATCTTCCTCAATCATAGTTTTTAGATTGAGTGATCCAACTTTTTTAACAGTCTTGGACATTTTAACTCCAAGTTGGGTTTTCTTTCCAGAGAAACCTTGCCCAACAATTTGTCCCGCTCTTCCACGCATGGAGCACATAAGAACGTTTTGATACTCTAAATCATAATGAAGTAATGATGCTACTTGATCTCCAATATCATTAACTTCACAAAGAATATATGCACCATTATAATTTTTTGCTACCTCATAGATTATGTTTGGAAACAACATTGGTTTAATTTCATTGTTCCTATATTTCGCAACAATTCTATGAGGAAACTGAGTAATATCTATTACAACAAACGCCGAGTAATCTTCACTAACTCCTCTTGCTACGTCAACTGTAATTACATAATCGTGATTACCTTTTGATTCTTCATATACATCTAATCCAGCATTTCTCTTGATTGGATTATCATATACAAGGGTTCTTAATTTACTTGGATTGATAAGAGTATCAACTGATCCTAAGAATTCGCACTCAAACTCAACTTTAAACTGCTGTTCAGAGGTGTTTGCAATAGTAGAGGCTTTCCACTTTTCATCCCTACCAGGAACTTCTGACCAATGAACATCAGTTGGTACATATTCATTTTTACCTTTTTCAGCATCATGCCACATTCGGTAGAAATGATTCATACCATGTGGTGTTGATACTACAATTACTTTTGTGTTTTTACCAGAAGTAATAGTAGGATAAACAGATGCAAAGAAGGAATCTGCGATATGGTTTGGAACGAAAGCGAATTCGTCCAAGAAGAGGATATTGAACGACATGCCTCGGACAGCACTTGCAGACGTAGAAGCAGCCAGAATCTTTGATCCATTTTCCAACTCCAGAGAACCTTTATTCCAAGATATGATACCTTGTTGCATCCATTTTGGTAGATTTTCGTAAGCAGTCTGTAACCTACTTAAAAGTTCTCTAGCAGTTGCTGCTTTGTTTGCAAGAATACCAATATTGACACTATCATTAAATACAGCATAATGCAGCAGATATGAAACTACAGTTGTAGATTTACCTGTCTGTCTAGGCATCTTACAAATATTAAAACGATTCTCATGGAATCTTGTAATCAATCTTTCTTGGAAATGATATGGATGAAATTGAGTTAATCCTTCATCAAGAGAAACAATCTTGATATAATTATTTGCAAAATATACGGGATCGTTCTTACATTTAATAAACTCCTCAATTTGTTCTTGAGTGAACTCTATGGGAGTATTTGCTTTTTTTAAATTAGGATTACCAAGATATACACTATCAGTCATTTATTCTTTTTAATTCATTTTCAAGTCCTTCCATACTATGTAGTCTCTTAGACCATCCATTACCGTCTGTAGTGCCCTTTAAGGGATTTATACAAGTATCATCACCAAACTTATCACAAACTAAATCTGCAAGTTCAGATTCATTACCTTTCTTTTGTGTCCCCGCCCAATAGTGTTGATTGTTAATCCAAGTAGCACCACATTTTGGGCAAATTTTAGAGTCCATTAGACTTACCTCTAGGATTTAATATGTATACTTTACAGTATAATATTAATACTAAAGTTGTATTATTTTTGTTGTAATCAGAACAAAAAAGTTTGCAATAAGTAACAAATATTACCTTTGTTCAATCCAGTTCAATACTGCAAGTGCTGCTTTGTTTACGTTTGGAGATGCACAAGCAAGTGTAATCGTATCACTAATTGTTCCAATTCCAGATCTTCCAATCTGCAAATCTGCAAGTCTATCAATCTCAATCAAATTAGAACCACCAGAAACTACGAATCCAGAAAGAATATCTCTACCACCAGAAAGTGCAGTTGCAGAAGTGTCATACTGAATAAATGAATCTACATCTGCATGATTTGTCCAGTTTGGATTGGTCAATGTGGCATTTTGCAAAAGTTTCCAATAAACGTTGGTATTATCATTCGTTACTGCCTGCAAAGATCTTACAAGCATCACTGAATTGAGAGCAGATGATTTAAGACGCAAACTTACAATTGGATAAAATGTATTTGCTAATGTCATCGTAGTTCCAGTAATTCCATTAGACTGACTCAGAAGAGTTCCAAGTTTATCTGCACCACCTTCTTGGATAAGAGAATTAGAACCCTGATAAAGATAATGTGTTCCTGCAACACCAGTGATATTCTCAATCTCACAACGAATTGGGAGAAAAGGACTAGAACACCAAACTCTATCAAGATTATTTGAGTTATCAAAAGTATGACTCTTGATAGTTTCTCCCTTCATCAACCAATTAAAATCTACTGTTCCTGCACCATACCATTCATAGTTAATAGAAATCATCTGTTGTTTTGTTGGATCTGCAGTTACACCAGTCCAACCATTACCATCAAACTTTTCACCATTCCAATCATCTCTGCCAACTCTTATTTCTGTAGTAATTCCAGATGTACTTGTGCGAATCACATAAGAATATGTTCCACCATTATCCTCAAAATAAACACCATTATTATCATCAAATAATCCAAATCTTCTACGAATACCTACTTGAGGTTGTTCTAATCTGATTGCAAACGCAAGTGTTGCGGGTCTACCAGGAATGTATCTCATCACATGCTTGGTTTGTCTAGTGACTTTACTGCCAGCAGTAGAACCAACTTGCATAATCACATTACTTGCGTATTGATTCCAGGTTGCAGTTCCAACTCCAACTACTCTCTCATCCCAAACATCAGACTCTTTACCATACTGAAAAGTATTAAAGAAAACTGTTTGGAATGGTGCAGTCTTGAGTCTATTATTATTAGAAAACTGAGGTCTCCAGTCTGTCTGGTTCCCCCAGTGATCTGCAATATTAAAAGTTTCAAAAAGACTTCTTTCTTGATTCAAGAAGTCTTGTGTAGTCTTATTCCACTGAGCCATGAATTAATCTATCCATTCTAATTTTGATGGGTGATATCTTTGTGCATTTTTAATATTAAAATTCTTTTCCTCTGCAGGATAGATTTGATGAACAATTGCTCCAGGATATTGTCTCTGAAGTTCTTCACCAAGTTCTTGTTTAGATGGTAAACCAGATCTAGTTACTAGTTCTAGTCTATACAAACTACCTTGCCACATAACATCAGCAACATAATTCTCTCCAACCTGT